CTCCTCCAGCTGCTTTTAACGTATCTAGATCTTCATCATTAAAAATATCTAGGTAATATAATACTGTCTTTATAAGCATTCTTACATCTCGTGGAAAACCTTTTCCAACCTCTTGCTTTATCCTCTTGGCTAAGCCTCCAAATGAAGGATGTGCTTTTCCAATCTTAGCTTCTGTAAGAAAGTCTGCTCTGTTGATTAAATCATTAAAGCCATTAAAATTATCGGTGTAATCAAAGGAACTCATATAATATATTTATACCTATGAAGCTAAATTATAAGGATTTTAACGAAATGACAGAAAAAGAGCTATGTAAAATACCAGGTGTTGGTAGAACTACAGCTAAACGTATCGTAGGCTTTAGACCTTTTAGAAAAAATGATGATCTCTTTAAAGTAAAAGGCTTAGGAAGAAAAACTTTAAAGGATTTAGGCATTGAAAAAACTAAAAAGAAGAAGAAAAAATGGTATACAATTGATGGTGTTGACTACCCAGATAATTGTCTTGCAAAAGATAAACGTTATGGAACTATTGACTTCTTTTGGCGAATCGATAAAGATCATAGAGAAAGCATTAGCGAGCCTTCACCTTGGGTTCTTCGTAATCGTAGAATTAGCGAACGAATCAGAGCTGAAGGACCTGATGGTCCAATGAGCAGGTATGTTGATAACTCATATATGTGGGAAGAAGGATTTAAGTTCGATTGGGAAGATTGATAATCGCGTAAACTAATATAATATAGTATATGTGCGCGATATTTGGTTCTTTTGACTCTTCTATGTTTGAAGTTTTGTATGAAGCAAACAAGCAAAGAGGTAATTTTGCAAGTAGTATAATTAGCTTATCAGAAGACGATCAATTTATTAAAAAGAAACAAGGTGATATAGACTTTGATAAGTATACACATCAACCATTAAGTAGGTATTATCTTGGTCACGTACAGGCACCTACTTCATCTACTAGAAAATGGGGATATGATACCTCACATCCTTTCGAATCTCTTTCTTGGTTAGTTTCTCATAATGGAGTTCTAACTAATCATAAAAAGCTTAAGAAACAATACTGTAAGTATCTTGAAAATAATGTAGATACTGCTGTTATAGTTAATCTATTGGAACACTTTACGCAAAAGGAACACGATAAAGGCAAAGTACTACCTAACCCTGTTAAAATTATTAAAAAGACATTAGAGCTTCTTGCAGGTACGTACGCTTTAAGTATTGTATTTTGTGATACTAGTGAAGTGTTCCTTGCTCGTTCAGGATCTATACTTCATTACAATAATAAAGGTGACTATTCTACTATAAACGGTAGTTCATTACAAGAACTTCCGGAAGGAGTGATAGTACGTCTAAACGAAAAAACTAAACGATGGAATAAAGTCGGTACGTTTGAGCACGACTCTCCGTTTTCTTTTATATGATTGATACTATGATATTTTCAGCTACTGCAGGTAAAGACACTAATACTTTACTTTGGCAAACTAGTGAAAACTCTTCTGTTATCTTTAAACAAAACAATAAAGACTCATTACAGAAGATATATAACAAAGCTATAGATTTTGCTTTACAGGAACATGTACAAAATTTAGTGTTAGTTCATGATGATGTTATTTTAGAAAATTTTTCTGAGGAACGACTTAATAGACTATTTAAAAAATTTGATGTTGTTGGTTGCGCAGGTACTACTGAAGTTAGTTTGAAAGCACCTGCATTATGGCACTTAATGGGTGGTGGTTTTAACTCCGGAAACTTACACGGAGCTGTAGCTCATGGAGATGAAAATAAAAAGCACATGACTTGTTTTGGTGAATATCCAAAACGTGTAGTTTTACTTGATGGTGTCTTTATGGCTATAAAGAGGGAGGTATTTACAAAGATAAGATTTGATGAATCGTGCCCTTCAAAGTGGCATTTTTATGATTTAGATTATTCAATGCAATGTCATAAAGCAGGATTTAAATTAGGAGTTGGTGACATATACATTACTCATAAATCCCCTGGTTTACAATCTTTTACTAGCGAATTTAATAAAGGTCAAGAGTGGTTCTTGAATAAGTGGAAAACAAAATAATATATTATATCATTTTATTGTGAGTAAACTGGACTTAGATTATTTTGAAAATGTCCTTATATATAAGTCTTTAACAGACGGTACATATTTGGCTTCTATAGCTGATTTTGTAAAGCCTGACTACTTTAAGAAAAAATCTATTGCGAGTATTTTTTCAATTATTAGAGATTTTTCTGAAAAGCGTAACAAGCTTCCTACTACTACTGAAATTAAGTCTCATCTTGTAACAGATGAACAGAGAGAGTCGTTTAAGGAACTAGTAACATCGTTTAATGATATAGATAAGAACTTAGATAAGGATGAATTGTATGATAATACGGAACAGTTCCTTAAAGAGAAGGCTGTATATCATACTATGCTAAATGTAGCTGAAGATGTATCTAATGGTAAAGTAGATACATCAGTAGTATTAGATAAGTTTGAAAAATCGTGTAATATTAACCTGGTAACTGATCTTGGTTTAAACTTATATAATGATATTGACGTATTGATTGATGATATTAACTCTGTAGAAAGACATATCCCTAGTCAATGGGAATGGTTAGATGAAAGTCTTGGTGGAGGGTTCCTTGAAGCAGGTAAATCGTTGTATGTATTTGCTGGTGAGACTAACATTGGTAAGTCAATATTTCTCGGTAACGTAGCTCATAATATTGCTAAGCAAGGTAAAAATGTATTGCTAGTTACCCTTGAGATGTCTGAGTTGCTTTATGCAAGACGTATTTGTACTAATGTAACTAAAATTCCTATGAAGGAATTAGCTAGTAATACACCTTCGATTAAGCAAGCTATAAAAGATGAAGCTGGAAAGATCTTTATTAAAGAGTTTCCTCCTTCGACTATTACTCCTAGTCAATTGAAAGGCTTTATAAAGAAGTTTCAAGAACAAGGAATCAAGTTAGATGCTATAGTTTTAGATTATCTTAACTTAATGCACTCAACGATGGGTAATAATTCGTATGAGAGAATTAAACATGTAACTGAGCAAGTTCGTGCAATGAGTTACTTGTTTGAATGTCCTATTATATCTGCTACTCAGTTAAATAGAGCCGGCTTTGATACTGATAACCCTGATCTTGCTACTATATCTGAATCGATTGGATTAGCTGCTACTTCTGATGTTATTGTTTCAATCTATCAAAATGAAGAAGATAGAGAATTAGGTATTATAAGGCTTGGAATGATGAAAAATCGGTATGGCCCTCGTGGTAATACGCAAGCTATGCGTATTAACTATAGTACTTTAACTATTGAAGAGGCAGATGATATTGATTTTGAAGATGATAGCATGGAGACTCTTAACGCGTTAGCTGGACTTGCACAATAAGGAACTCTTTGTAAATACAAATAGTGAATATCCAAGTATGGACAGATACCGATTTACATGGTGCAGGTTCTGCATTATTGTTAAAGTGGTTATATAAAGATGCTAAAGCTTTTAGTATTCAAGATGTAACTGAATCTACTTTAACAGGACGATTTAAAGGAGCGTTACATACATTAGATCATTATGATAGAGTTTACGTAGCTGATTTAGACCTAACTCCAGAACAAGTAAGTCTTATTGATAGAGAAAATGTTGTAGTTATAGATAGTCACAAAAATCATGCTAAACATAAAGACTTATATAAAAAAGCTAAAGTAATAATAGACTCAGATGTATATTCTAGTACAACTCTTATTTACGATAAGTTTAAATCACATCTCACTCATCTATCGAAAGAGCAAATTGAGCTTATAGAATGTATTCAATCATATGATTGGTATAATGCTGAAAATAAAGATAGTTTAAAACTAAATGCCATCTACTACAATCTTAATTCTCCTAAAACTGAAAATTTTATAAACGCTTTCGAGACAGGATTAAGAGACTTTACTGTTCAGGAAAAAAACGCTATAAAGTTATACTTTAAAAAATTTAAAGAACAATTAACTAGTGAAACATTTTCCGGTAAAATTAAAAATTATAATGTAGTAGCAACTTTTGCAAATTATGCCATAAATGAATTAGCACATTATCTAATTAACAAGCATAAAGCAGATATAAGTATTATAGTAAACACACAAGCTAAGACAGTATCATTTAGAAGATCTAAATCTTGTGATGCTGATGTAAGTATACTAGCTCAAAAACTTTGTAATGGGGGAGGGCACGCAGCAGCAGCCGGTGGTAAGTTAACGGAACAGTTTGCAACTCTAACTAAACAATTTACCCCATGTTAACAACTAACACACCAAAATCACCATCATCATCTTTGATTAAAGATGAGACTGACCACTTACTAATGTGCTTTTGTACTTTTTGTTCTTTATTAAAAGGTAAAAAGTTATCTCTACAAAATGTTTTTATTTTAGTTTTACAAGAAAAGAGGTTAAGAGCTATACTAAAGGAACTTTTAACCATTGAAACTAACTTTGATGTAGTTAAACTATTTATAGACTTTGAGCCTTCGATTACTAAATCGAAATATATTACAAAGTTCCTAAATTCGAATTCTAATATTAAACTATGATCAATGAAAAAGAAAAATCAATATACAATAGTTTTTTATACGCATCTCGAAAAGCAAAAAATAAACCAGTTCGGTTAAGACAAAATTTTGATAACTTAGAGAGTAAAGACGAAGTAGCTCTCAAGAAACTTAACTTACTTTTATCAAAATATACACATATAAACTATAGCGACTTCTTTATCGCTCCATATAAAGTTTACGGTTCGGATAACTATTTTGATTTGACGTTTTTTAACACACGTAGAGCAATAAAATGTTATTCTATGTACTGTAAAGATAAACAAGTACAAGATCCTGACAGTGAGGAAAGTATTAATACACTAAAAGAGTGTTTAAAGTTTATTTACAATTACTGTAATACGGAAAAAATAACTCTCGGAAAGTATAAGACGTGTACTTCCAGTACTACACCTGAAGTATTTAAACATCTAAAAAATCATCATATTAATTTTTATACACTTCATGCTCTTGATATTGAGAGTGTTGTGAGGAGCGGAGATATGGAAGTGTTTAACTGGCTTATACCTGATTTCGCAGACCTTTACTCTAAGACAAGAGTAAAATTTATAAGTTCCAAAACTCTAAAAGATAAAGCAAGAAAAGGTCTGAAAATAATAGAACAAAAACTGTTGAAGTTTAGCACACCGGCATTATAATTATGGCATGAGTACTTTTACTAGTTCAATGTTTCAATCAATTAAAGACGCACTAGCTACTTCTGATAATAAGGGGTCAGCTACATTCAATGAGATTATGCCTACTAAAGTAGGTAATACTTATACTGTAAGGCTTTTGCCATTTGCAAAAGATCCGAGTAAGACATTCTTTCATTATTATAACCATGGATGGAATTCTTACGCTACTGGTCAATACGTTCAGACTTTGAGTCCGCAAACGTTTGGTGAACGTGATCCTATTGCTGAAGAGCGTTTTCGTGTTCTTCGTACCGGTAGTGAAGAAGAGAAAGAAAAAATGAGCGCTGTACGACGCTTAGAGAAGTGGTTGGTAAATGTTTATGTTATCGACGATCCTTCTAATCCAGATAATAACGGAAAAGTAAAAATTCTTCGTTATGGTAAGCAGCTTCAAAAAATTATTACTGAAGCTATTGAAGGAGAAGATGCTGAAGAGTTTGGAGCTCGTATCTTTGACTTAGGATCTGAAGGTGTTAACTTTAAGATTAAAGTAGAGCAGCAAGGTGACTTTCCTACTTATGTATCTTCTAGATTTACTTCTGCAGGTAAGGTAGAGCTGTCTGAAGATCAACAAAAAGATATTTACGATGGAGTATTTGATCTTACGGAAGTATTTACTCTTAAGTCTTATGACGATCTTAAAGAAATGTTTAATGAGCATTATTACTGTAAGACCGGAGATGATACTCCTGAAACTCCAGTAACGTCAGCTCCGGAGCCTGCCGCTGCTCCTGCTGAACCTGAGCCTGTAGTTGCAGGTAACGATTCGGTTGAAGAGGATATTGACGACCTTTTGAAAGATCTCTAAGATGCAAGAACCACCAATGACACCAGAGGCTAAAGCAGCCTTAATGCAATTTGTTGGCCAGACATATGGTCAGATGAATAAGCAAGATCAAATGATAGTAGGTCAGTCAGGTAATTTACAGCCTAAATCTGATCAACTACGACAAACGTTTGAATCAGTAGCAAAAATACCTACTGTACAAATGCCTCAACAAGGAGCTCCTCCACAACAAGGAGCTCCACCTCAACCAGAAGCTGCCCCGACGCCGGTCGCTCCGGTAACCCCGGAACAAGCTGCGCAAGAGTTGAGAGAAGTACAGCAAGCACCGGTACTACAAGAATTACCACCACAATCTAATAACAATCAATTAGATTTTGATTTTACCGAACCTTCAAAGATCGATAAGATGGTTGATCTATTGGAAAAGCAAAATTTGATTCTAAAAGAAATTAGTTTAAAATTAGATAATGGAAAGAAAGTTAAAATTAACAAACAAAGGTGAATTTCTAAAGTTTTTAGACGCTATTTCAAAGATAAATGATCAAGGCGTTATTTTAGATATTAAAGATAAGCAGATATCTGCTTTAGTTTCAAGCTTAGATAGTACGTTAATATTACATACTAACTTTGATATTGATTGCGATATAGAAACTGTTCTTAATATACCTGATGTTAAAAAACTTAAGCATGTCTTAGATACTATTGAAAAAGATGAAATCGAATTGATTATCAATAGTAATAATTTAGAGTATAAAGGTAAAGACGTTAAGTTTAAGTATCATCTCTATGAAGAAGGCTTTATTACTAGACCTAATATTAACTTAGATAAAATTAGTAAGTTTAAGTATGATGTTGAATTTGATTTAGATAAAGTAACCTTGCAACGTATATTTAAAGGTTGCGGATTTGCGCATGAAACTAATAAAATTTATTTTTATACTGAAGATGGTAATTTGATGGCAGAACTTACTGATCGATCTAGACATAATACTGATAACTTTACTCTATCTATTGGAGAGGTTAAGTTTGATTTAGAAGCTGTACCTCTTAACTTAGATAATTTAAGATTACTTACTAGCATTGATAATAAATTTGATGTTAAAGTAAATACTGAGTTTGGTGTGGTTGTATTTGATATTGAGAGTAATGGTATTAAATTAAAGTATATAATTTCAGCATTAACTCAATGATAGTGAATCAAAAAAAGAACAAGTTAAAAACTGCAGGTTACTTTATTAAAAGACTAAAGGATAATGATTTTGTTACCTTGCGAATATTCGATAAATACAGTGAAGCAGATCCACGCAAATGGACAGTGTTAGTAGACCCCGGCGGTGCTTCTGTATTTGTAACATGTTTCGAAAATACACCATTCAAAGGCGAATATCTATTTTCTCTATACGACGGTAATCAAAGTTTTAACTCTAATTTTAGTCTTAAAACAGATTCTATTGAAGTTGTAGTATCTAAGCTTCTTAATAACGGAGTAAGACAAAAACATGAAAATGATTTTTTAGATAAATAATAATATGGAAGAAGATCAAGATCAGTTCGATAGCGATGATGAGTTGCGTGAAATGGTCGAAAAGGCTTTAAGGGAAAATATTAAAGAAAAAAAATCCTTTAAAAATAGAAAAGACCTAGCGTATCGTTTATCAACTATCATTAGTGAATATTTAGATAGTTATATCCTACTAGGATTTGATTTTAATGGAAGGCATATTGATATAAAAGCAGCTAAAACACCACAACAGGTTGAAGCATTAAATTCATTCTTGTTAAAATATTTTGCGAGTGAAGCGCAATCAATAAAAGGAATAAATCCTCCCGATGAGTTATTGTAAAAGAGAATTATATGCTGTGCAGACTGGTGATTATGCTGGTCAAATGTTTGCAATAGTCGAACCATCAAAAGATTTTGTTGGATGTTTATCTATACCAGTTATGGAAAATGTAAAAGTTCCTAGAGAGTCATTTGAAAATGGAAGGAACAGTGATATAATTAAATTTGTAGAGAAACTACCTAAAAAAATTTATTCTGTAGTTGAAGCACAATACAATAAAAATGAAAACTCTGATAGTAGACGGCAACAATTTAATACACCGAACATTTCATACAGCAAAACTTCAGTCGAAGAAGACGAAGACGCATTCGGATAGTCAAGTCCGTAACTTTCATATATACTTTACGCTTAATGCGGTGAGCTCCTACGTGAAGCAGTTTGTTCCAGATAACACTATATTTGTGTGGGATGAGAAGAAAGACTATAAACCCAATATTCGTAAAGAGGAGTTTGAAGGGTATAAAGGTAATAGATCTAAAGACCCTTCACCACATGAGAATAACGAGGTAATAAAAGCTATTCTATTATCAATGGGTATAAATTCTATATTTCCATCTCAATTAGAAGCCGATGATATAGTAGCATATATTTGTAGAGAAACTGAAGGAACTAAAGTTATTATATCCGTAGATAGAGACTTCTTACAATTGGTAAGTGAAGATTGTACTCTATATGATCCTATTAGAAAGACATATTTCGATTATGATAACTTTGAGAAAGAAACTGGGTTTAAGGATGTTGATGAATGGTATACGGCAAAATGTTTGACTGGTGATAAGTCGGATAATGTACCTGGAATACCACGCTTTGGTCAAGCATCCGTAAAAAAATATTTAAATGACCCGGGATTTATTCTGGATGATAAACAACAAGAGATATTTAAACGAAATGCGAATATATTTTGTTTAGATAAGTACGAATCGCTTCCCGACGAATCGAAGTACTATAAAGAGCAATTAGCAGTAGAAGTTAATCCTTGCTATAAAACGTTTTTGCAATTTTGTGAAGACTATTCCTTTAAACGAATCTTAGACAATAAAGAAAGTTGGCATAATTTGTTTTTTATGAAAAGTCTTTATAATAAATTAAATGATATCGCTTCCTGAAGACTTTGTTATACTTAAGTTTTTTGAACTTGGCTTTTATCCGAAGTATAACAAATTTAATAATGTATATCAATGTAGTTGTCCGATATGCAGAGAAGGTCAGTCATTAGGCAAAAAGAGAAGATGTTATTACATTCCTAAAAATGATAATATATTTTGTCATAACTGTGGTTGGTCAGGAAAACCTTTTAGATGGATAAAAGAAGTATCAGGTGATACTGATGAAGAAGTAATAAGAGAATTAAAAGATCATGTTCCGGATGCTAAAGATATTATTGCTAGAGATGAGGATATTAAACCGAACTTTGAAGTCACTACCTTACCTAAGGACAGTATTAATTTGTCTGATAAGCTTCAGCTTGACTTTTATAATAACAGCAATATTGTTACAGCTGTTCGACATTTAATTAAAAAGAGACGTCTCGATACAGCTGTAAATAAGCCTGATGCTTTGTATGTATCGTTAACAGATATGGTTCATAAAAATAGATTAATTATTCCGTTTATTAATGAAAATGGCGATATTGAATTTTATCAAACGAGAACTGTATTAGATCGTGACAGTAGAGTAAAGCCTAAGTACCTTGGAAAAGTTAATTCTGAAAAAACTTTGTTTAATATTGATAGAGTTAAAAGTGATCATGATCGGGTATATATTTTCGAAGGACCTGTTAATGCTTTCTTTACTAAGAACTCTGTAGCAGTTGCTGGTATTACCGAAAGAGGTAAATCGTTTACTCAAAGACAGGAAGAGCAACTAAACAACACACTTAAGTGGTATGATAAAACATGGATACTTGACTCGCAATGGGTAGATCAAGCGTCGCTAGTAAAATCAGAGGTATTGTTAAAACAAGGAGAAAGTGTTTTTGTCTGGCCGGAGAAGTTTGGTAAAAGATTCAAAGACTTTAATGATATAGCAATTGCTTGTAAAGTTGATGAGATTAAGTGGGAATTTATACAAAAAAATACCTTCGAGGGTATCGAAGGTATTGTAAAGTTATCTGAAATTAAAAAGTATCGAAATCAGACGTATTTAAACTGAGAATTTCCAGTTTGTGCTAAGTAACCTTTGAATGACTCTGTAACACCTGCTAACTCAGTAGCTACTCTA